GTATTACGCAACCTATATTGGAGATTCCTATGAAAATGGATGAAGCAGCCAAGAAGATTGGCAAGGTAATGGGCGAATACAAGCGAGGAAAGCTCAAGTCTTCCTCTGGTGATAAGGTTAAATCCCGTGACCAAGCTGTTGCTATCGCAATGAGCGAGTCTCGTGCTATGCCTAAACGTGGTGGCAGAACTGCAACCAATCGAAGCAAAAAGTAACTTAAGGAAAAATTATGTCTTTCTTAACAAGAGATAACAATGGTAATACCATCCCTAATGTATTTAGGATTGGTACGACACAAGTTTTTACAGTAACAAATTCTAGTGTTGCAAGTACCGCTTTTGCGGCCTCAACAACTCATGTTCGAGTTGCTTGCTCATTAGGCCATTGCCATATACAGTTTGGATCTGCACCAACTGCAAGTATTACGACAAGCCCAATGTTGGCAAACAATACATCTGAAATTTTCCCCGTGGCTTCTGGTGACAAGATTGCTGTTATTAAAGATTCTGGTGTTACTGCTTCAACAGTTAGCGTTACGGAGTTATTATGAAACCTGGACTTTATGCCAACATTAATGCCAAACAAGAACGTATCAAGGCTGGCTCTAAAGAAAAGATGCGAAAGCCTGGCACTAAAGGTGCGCCAACTGCTAAAGACTTTAAGCAAGCGGCTAAGACTGCTAAAAAGAAATGATTAAGCGTGGTTCAGAAGAGTTCTCTGGCTACAACAAGCCAAAGAAAACTCCTAACCACCCAAAGAAAAGCCATGCTGTATTGGCTAAGTCTGGTGACGAAGTAAAGTTAATTCGCTTTGGTCAACAAGGTGTTTCTGGTAGTCCTGATGGATCTAAAAGAAACGAAGCATTTAAAGCCCGTCATGCTCAGAATATTGCCAAAGGCAAAATGAGTGCAGCGTTCTGGGCAAACAAGGTTAAATGGTAACTATGAACTGCCCAACCGCAACCTATGACATTAAGTTCAACCTAAAGAATCGTAATTGGGCGATCAAGAATGTTGACTATGGTCCTGCCAACCCTGAAGAAGACAACGAAGAGTACTGGCAGAACCTTGCTGATATGTGGTCAGTATCTATTGATGAAGTTCAAGAGATGCGTTGCGGTAACTGCGCTGCCTTTATCCAAACCCCTGAGATGCTAGACTGCATCCTTAAAGGTATAGACGAAGAGACTGATGGCTATGCCAAAGACGTACAGGGCGCTGCTAATCTTGGCTACTGTGAACTATTTGACTTTAAGTGTGCAGGTGAGCGTACCTGTTCAGCATGGCTATCTGGTGGTCCTATCACCAAGAAGATGACCAAGAATCAGCAGAATATGTTGATGATGGCTAAGACAGAATACGACATGGAAGATGAGGAAGATTAAATGGAAGCCTTTTTAGCTGCATTGATGGAATCTTTTTTACCTGCTGCGACTGAAGCGGTTGGCGGTAGTGGTATGTCAGAGGCGGTTGCTGGTGGTGGCATGGCTCCACCTACTGCAATGGAAAGCCTAGGAAGCACTATTGGTGGAATGGGTAATCAAGCTATTGCACCAACAATGCAAGCCTATAACACCATGACAAATCCCAATGCTACTGCTGGCGATATGTTGTCAGGCGCATACAAGTATGCTTTCAGCCCCCAAGGTCAACAAGATGAGCAAATGATGGCTCCTCAACAATTTCGTATGGGTGGCGGTATGGCTAATAACTATGTTGGTGGCATTCCATCACTACTTCAAAGTTATGGCAGCTCACAAGGTATTCTTCCATACATTGCTGGACGTTAAGGATTAAAAATGAAACAAGAAAACCCAATGTTGATGGCTGAAACCTTGCAGGGCGAGATGCAAGAAGATGAGGTAATGTCAGAAGAAGAGCTTCAAGGCGTTGTTTCTTCTGAAATTTATGACGCAATTTCTTTCATAGATGATGACATTGGTGGCAATCGTGCATTAGCTACTGAATACTACTATGGCTTACCTTTTGGTAATGAAGAGGATGGTCGCTCACAAGTAGTGTCAATGGATGTGCGTGATACTGTGCAAGGCATTCTTCCTAGCCTGATGCGTATTTTCTTTGGCCCAGAGCGTGTGGTTGAGTTCGCCCCCCAAGGACCAGAAGACATTGCTTCTGCTGAACAAGCAACAGACTATGTAGACTTTATTTTCAAGCGTGATAACCCAGGCTTTAAGATTCTCCACTCAGCATTTAAAGACGCTTTGGTACGCAAAGTAGGTATTGTTAAGTACTGGTGGGATGAGTCTGTAGAAGTTAAGGCAGAGTCTTTCTCTATGCTTGATGAACAGACAATGATGTTCCTGACTCAAGACCCAGACATTGAGATTTCTGCGGTGCGTGAGTATCCAATTCCTGGCATGGCAGAACAGAATCTTGCCCAAGGAATTATGACTCCACCACCCATGATGTACGATGTGGAGATCAAGCGCAGAATTAAATCTGGCAAGGTAAAGATTGAGGCTCTACCCCCAGAGGAGTTCCTGATTGACCGCAGAGCAAAGTCCATTGATGAGGCTACCTTTGTAGGCCACAGGACTATGAAGACTGTTTCCGATCTAGTCGCAATGGGCTATGACTACGATGAAATGGTTGAAGTCGCTGGCAATGGCAATGACTTTGATAACAACGAAGAGTACACAGCACGAAACCCATTTGCCGTTATCAGTACCGCAAACAATGGCGATCCATCAAGCAAAAGTGTTCTATACATTGAAGGCTACTTAAAGGTAGACTTTGATGGCGATGGCATTGCTGAGATGCGTAGGATCTGCACAGTTGGTACTGGCAATAAGGTTATGCGTAATGAGATTGTTGCTGAACGACAATTTGCTGACTTCTGTCCTGATCCAGAACCCCATACCTTTTTTGGTATGTGTCCTGCTGATGTGGTCATGGACATTCAGCGCATCAAGTCAAGTGTCCAACGTGGCATCCTAGACTCTTTGGCTCAAGCCATTAACCCTCGCACAGCGATTGTTGAGGGACAGGCCAACATGGATGATGTGTTGAATACAGAAGTTGGTGCTGTTATTCGGATGAGAGCGCCAGGTATGGTGCAACCATTCACCACTCCATTTGTTGGTCAGGCAGCATTCCCAATGCTTGACTACTTGGATGACATTAAACAGACCCGTACAGGCATTTCTAAGGCCGCCTCTGGCCTAGATGCAGACGCATTGCAAAGCACTACCAAGGCCGCAGTATCTGCGACTGTTAATGCTGCACATCAGCATATTGAAATGATTGCCCGTACATTTGCTGAAACTGGCTTACGTAAATTGTTTACTGGTATTTTGAAACTCGTTATTGAGAATCAAGATAAAGAGAGAATGATTCGTTTGCGTAATACATTCGTGCCTATTGACCCCCGTTCTTGGGATGCCAATATGGATGTGATTGTTAATGTAGGCGTTGGTGATGGCACTATTGAAGACAGAATTAATATCTTGAATCAAGTAGCAATGCGTCAGGAAATGATTCTCAAAGAAACTGGAGTTAATAATCCTGTTGTTTCTTTACCACAATATACGAATACATTAAGTAAATTATTGCAGTTGGCTGGTATTAAGGATTCACAGAATTACTTTAACCAGTTACCTGTTGACTTCCAGTTGCCACCACCTCCAGAGCCAAAGCTTACTCCAGAGGAGATGTTGGCTCAAGTACAGGTTCAGTCTATTCAAGCAGATATTGAAAAGAAAGCTGCTGAATTGGATTTAGAGCGCCAGAAAATGATTATGTCTGATGATCGTGAAAGAGATCGTGTTGAACAAGATGGTATTTTGCGTAGATATGAGCTAGAATTGAAATATGGTGTACAAATTCAAAGTGCGGAGATTAATGCCGCAATGAATACAGACCGAGAATTAATCCGTCAACAGGCTGCAATGAATCAGACGCAAGTCCCTCAACAGCCCCAACCAATGATGTAAATGGACGATCTAGAAATTAACCTCGCAAGAGGAGACAGAGCAAAGTTACTTCTTGAGGATGAACTCCTTAATGAGTTGCTTAAACGAATAGAAGATGACTGTTATCGTGAGATTCGTTCTTCCAAACTAATGGAAGGACCAGTTAGAGAGCAAGCTTACTTGCTTCTGACAACAGTTGATATTCTGAGAGCAAAACTACGCTCTGTTATGGATACAGGCAAGATGGCAGAAGTTGCCCTTGTACGTAGACGGGGTAGACCCCCAAACAAATGATTGTTAAACTAAGAGGTAAATATGTCCGATAACGCAAACGCAGTCGGTTCGATTACAGTAAATGAAGCAGCGCAAAGCTTTGCTACTATGCTAGACGCTCAAGAGGGTGTTGACACTAGTGCAGAGGCGCAACCAGAGGAGGGGCAACCCGAACCTGAGTCTGAGGGAGTGGAAGCTACGGAGACGCAAGACGAAGTAGTGCAAGCTTCTGAGGAAGTAGAAGGCGAAGACGAAGAATACGAAGAAGAGACTCCTAGGGATGAGAAGTTTGTTGTCAAAGTTGATGGCAAAGAAATCGAAGTCCCAAAGGATGAACTTATCCGAGGTTATCAACGTGAAGCTGACTACACACGGAAAACGCAGAAACTAGCAGAAGAGCGCAAATTAGTCGAGTCTGAGTTTCAGCAAGTACGTGGAGAGCGTGAACAATACTCTCAGATATTAGGACAATTACAGCAGAAA